AACTAGAAGCAGTTAAAGCATCAACGGGTGTACAGAAATGGAATGCTCAGTATATGCAAAACCCAACATCAGAAGAAGGCGCTATCATTAAACGAGAGTGGTGGCAGCCATGGGAAGAAGATTGGATACCTGCACTAAAACACGTCATACAATCTTACGATACAGCGTTTGGTAAAAAACAAACATCAGACTTTTCTGCAATCACAACATGGGGTGTGTTTTATTTAAATGATGATAGTCCTGCAAGTTTGATATTATTAGACGCTAAGAAAGGCAGATACGACTTCCCAGAACTAAAACAAGTTGCCTATGAGCAGTGGAAGTATTGGGATCCTGATACAGTTATTGTTGAGGCTAAAGCATCAGGTCAGCCTCTTACAGATGAGTTAAGAAAGATGGGCATACCTGTTGTTAATTACACTCCGTCAAAAGGAAACGACAAGCATACTAGAGTTAATTCGGTTGCACCTTTATTTGAAAGTGGTATGATATATGCTCCTGACCAAGAGTTCGCTGAGGAAGTGATTGAGGAATGCGCAGCATTCCCATTTGGTGATCATGATGACCTTGTGGATTCGACAACTCAAGCAATCATGAGATTTAGGCAGGGCGGCTTTGTTTTACATCCAGATGATGAAAAAGACGAAGTCATAAACAAAGTTAAGAGGAATTATTACTGATGAAGTTATTAGAATTACTAAAAGCAATGTTTGGTCAAAAATACCTTAACAATATTATAGGTACAAAAACTAACGTTAGTAAACCCATCAAACTAGATAAGAACAGTCCTTTTAAATTATATTCAGATTCAGCTTTTGAAAACCCTGACGTTTTAAAATTTATAGAAAAGAAACTAGCGGAGTATGGTCCGTATGCTTTATCTAATAAAAATATGTCAGAGATAAAAAACTTTGAGATGAATGCAAGAAGATATTTAAACAAGAAACAACAACCAAAAGAAAGCCAAGTAAAAAAAGCAGCAGAGGCTATGTTTGGACCACTTGGAAAAACAGAAAAACCTGAAGCAGAGATCGTTGATATTGCAACACAAAAACCTGTTGATGATAAAGGTATTATGACTCTAAAAAAAGAGCTTGGTTTACCTGAAGGTGTTGAACCAGGAAGTCTAGCAGACAAAGCCATTAAAGAATCTGCTCAATATAAAATGGATCAACAAGGTGTAAAATCTTTATTGGATGAAGACTATGCGCCACCAAAGACAACATCATTAAGTGAAGATGAAATTGCAGACATAGGAGCAAAAGGTTACAGCGCTGTGCAAGAAGGAAAACGAAGAGCTGTTATAAGACAAATATTATTGAAAGATACAAGAATTAAATTACCAGATAATGTTAGAAACAGTTTAAAAAACTACGATGACCTAAGAGGTGGAGCTGATGAAAACATGGATCCGTTAAAAGTTTTTGAAAATTATTACGAGAGAGATAATGAAGTGTTAGGTAATTTAGATGGTATAATAGACACTGCAGAAAATGAATTTAAAGCAGCAGATACATTTTTAGCTAGTGAAAATTTTAAAGTTAAGAAACCTGTTGTTAGAGAATCTCTAGACGACGAGGCAGTCGAGATGGAAGAGACAAAAGATCTTGGCGAAAAATTAGAAGATTTACCAGATGACATTGACCCAGATGCTTTAGCTGAAGGTGGTAGACCTGGTAAAGGTGTAGACTATTTATTGGGGTTATAACATGGCCTCAGAACTTCTTAAAAACAGAGCACTCATACAAAAATTAAAAGAGCCTAAAATTGAAAGTATTAATTTTGATTTAGCAGGTTCAGCATTAGATTATAGTGTAGAGTCTCTTGAGGAAGAAATTTTACCACAACCAAAACCACAAGAACTTTTAGATATTCAGGAAGACGTTAGAATACAAAGACAACAAGATACCATGGACAAAGCTCGTCCTTTCTTGATGGATGAGTCTGTAGATTTTATTGAGAGAGAAGAGTTCGCCGATGGACCAAAGGTGGCAGCAAAAAAATCATTACTTAAATTTATAAACCCAACATATTTAAAAGCTAAAACTCCTACTGAAAAATCTTCCGCAAACGTTTTAAAAAAAATGGGTGATACAGAAAAATTTTATAAAAAATTTATTGAGTACAGAGACAAATTTTTTGAAGGTAATACAAGTGCCGCTCAAAAATCTCTTTTTCCGGGCACTGATACATCATCAGGACCACAAATAATTCAAAGAATGAGACAAAGGTTAGGGTTAAAAGCAGAAGAAGATTTCGCAAAAAAAGCAAAAATTAAAGGACTTAAAGAAGGATTAACTTTTTCTGAGTTTAGAACAAAACTAGTTAAAGAACCTGATTTTTTAAAAAAGGTAACTAAGGGAGCTAACGTTAATAAATTTTATAACACAAGAGATTTATTTAATCTTTTTGGTATTACTACAGAGAGAGGAAACCCAAAAGCTAATGAATATTTTACAGGTGAATTAAAAAGAGCTGGAGTAGAAGGCAGATTCAACCCTGCCGGTGGTGCTGGTAAACAATATAAATTAAAAGACGTAATAAAATTTTTTAAAGAAACACCTAAGACAACTAAATTAGGTTTAACACCAAAAGAAACTGTAGACGCTAGAATAGGAGCAGAACAAAGATTAGATAAAGAGCTTTATAATTTTAATAAGGGAGTTGTAAAAAATGTAAGAGAAACTGCAATAGCTGAAGATGTTTACATACCTACAAAAACTTTATCTGCATCTGCTGGTGATCACATAGGTCATCCAGTGTCTGTGAAAGTTACAGATAAAGCAGAGTTTAAAAATCTTTTAAAAGACTCAAACATAAATAAAATAAATAGTTTAGTCTTTCAAGACGCTGAAGTTAATATAAACGCTTTAACTAAACAGACAGGTTATGATCAAAAATTTAATACATACTTTAAACAATTAAATAAATTTCTTAATAAACCCATAACAGAAAAAAATAGAACAGAGTTAATTAAAATTAAAAATGACATGAATGGGCATTATAATAAAATAATAAATAGAATAAATAATATGTCTGAAAAAAATGAATTTTTTAAAGGCCAAGAAAAAAGAATTCCAAAGATTACGATTAACATCCCTGAAGTTGGGTCTAAATTTAAATCTTCTGATTTATTTGCAGATATGTCTACAGTTGATCCAGAGTATAGGTACGGTAAAATTCAAGAAATAAATCCTAATGCTAAACTTTTTAAAGATTTATCATTTGATGAAAAACAAATTTTTAAACAAAATATTTATAATCAATATAGCGATAACCTTAACGCCTTTTATAAAGCAGCTAAAATTCCAGTGCAAGATGTAGAAGAGTTTAGTGAATTTATAGAAGCAGGTGGAGTTAGAGAAACAGTTGGTAAAAAAGATCTAATACCTATGCAAGAATCAGGCCAGAAAAAATTAACTGCTTTTGAAGAACTTATAAAAAGACAAGGATCAGGTATTGATCCAGAGCTTGCATTAAAAGCTGGCTTTGAAGAATTTGTAAAACCAGTTGGTAAGTTTGCAGGTCAAGTTGCTAGAGGTACAGGCACTGTAGCTGATCTTGCTATCTCTGCTGGTAAAGGAGGAACTGGCCTTGCATTAGGTGCTTTATTAGAAGCTGATCCAATTATTACTGGAATGACAGAAGGAAAAGATTTTGGTCAAACAGCTAGAGATACTTTTATAGGAACTGCAATTGACGCCATACCTGGTGTCAATCTAGGAAGTCTTAATGAAGATCTTATTAAACTAGCTGACACAGAAGAACAAAGAGTTGCTATACAAAATTTAATTGATTATCAAAAAGATTACGACAGATTTACTAAAGATCTTAGAGCTTTTAAATCTTATCGAGGTTTGGATCAAATTGCATTAGATGAATTAGGTTTCACTGCAAGTGATTTAGTTAATATGGAAAATCAATTAGCTAAAAGATTTGAAGACATACAAACTAGAGCACCAAAAGTTTATAACCCTGAAGTTTTTTCACTTGCAAGAGAACTTGCAACAAAAGAAGCTGAGAAAAGAAAAGCAAATTTAGAAGGTATTAAAGGATTAATTTTTGGAGATCGTATGGCAAAAGATCCAGATTTTATTGAAAACCAAATACAACAGATTCTAGCAGCGTCTACAGGTGTGCAAGGGGCGACTGATAGTTATGCAGACGCATATAAATTTTTACCACAAGAGCAACTTACATCAGATGAGTTAGACGAAAGATTTGATATGGAAGGTGGTATTATGGCAGCTGAGGGAGGACGAATTGGTTTTGCTGATGGACCCATAGATCCAAAAAGAAGATTATTTATGAAGATAATGGGAGGTATTATGTCTTTACCTTTTGTATCTAAATTCGTTGGTAAATCAGATCTTGCTAAACCTGTAGTTAAGTTATCAGGCACCACTACCAATATGCCAGACTGGTTCCCTGATTTTGTAAACAAAATGATGTTTACAACAGGAGGTAAAAAAATAGACGCTGATGTTATGGAATACACTACACCTGAGTTACCTGGAGTAAAAATGACAAGAAGTGATGATGGTCAAATTGTAGTTGAAGGTAAGAATGGATATGGTCAACCTTATGAAATAGAATATACGCCACCAGGTTTTGAACTTATTGATGAAACAACAGGCAAAGCTGTAAAAACACCGGGAGAGTTTAAAGCTTCTGATACTATTTACAGACGAGTTGGACCAGAGGGTGATGATTTTGATGTTGATTTTGAAGTTGTAGATGACGTAGAAAAAATATTAGGAGGTGACTCTACAGCCTTAGAAGGCTTTGCTAAAGGAACAAAAGATAACAAATATACAATAGGTCAAAGAAGACTTGACGAAGCTGATGCAACACAAGAGAGAGCTGATGTTTTTGAGTTGGAGGATGTAGACATTGACTATGAAGACTAAGCTAACGACCACAATACCCCCTAAATCAGGTCCTCAACCCCAGGGCTTGCTTATTAATTATAATACTGTTAAACCTGTGAAACTGGAGAAAATAAATGGCAGACATAGACAAGTCTCTTCCAAACGTAGAGCAAGAGATAAAAGTACCATCACCTGAAGAAATAGAAGTTGCTCAAGAAGAAGAGCAAAAGGATATCGAAGAACAAGGTAATCCTGTAGAAGTAACAGAAAACGAAGATGGTTCTGTAGATATAAATTATGACCCTTCAATAGGATCTGTTGAGGGTGGACAAAATCATTATGATAACTTAGCAGAACATTTACCTGATGATATTTTAGGTAGACTTGGAACTAATCTTTACCAAAATTATCAGGATTATAAAAATTCTAGAAAAGATTGGGAGAGAGGTTACAGAGAAGGATTAGATCTTCTTGGTTTTAAATATGATAATAGAACAGAACCTTTTCAAGGTGCATCAGGTGCAACACATCCTGTTCTTGCAGAAGCAGTAACACAATTTCAAGCTTTAGCTTACAAAGAATTATTACCAGCTAACGGTCCAGTTAGAACACAAATTTTAGGTTTACCTACTCCAGATAAAGAACAACAATCTCAAAGAGTAAAAGATTTTATGAATTATCAAATTATGGATAAGATGAAAGATTATGAACCAGATTTTGATTCATTACTATTTCATTTACCATTAGCAGGATCTGCTTTTAAAAAAGTTTACTACGACGAAGCAGCGCAAACAGCTGTTTCTAAATTTGTTCCCGCAGATGATTTGATTGTTCCGTATACTGCTACCTCATTAGAAGATGCGGAGTCTATCATTCATCGGGTTCAAATATCTGAAAACGAATTAAGAAAACAACAAATTGCTGGATTCTATAGAGACATAGATTTAAAACCAGGACCACTTAATGAAACTGAAATTGAACAAAAAGAAAGAGAACTTCAAGGAGAGACAAAAGGAAGAGAAGAAGATATATTTAATTTATTAGAGTGCCACGTAAATTTAGATCTAGAAGGATTTGAAGATATGGGACAAGACGAAGAGCCAACAGGAATTAAACTTCCATACGTTGTAACTCTTGAAGAAAATTCTAGAGAAGTTTTATCAATCAAAAGAAACTATGAAATAGGTGACCCTTTAAGAAAAAAGGTCGAATATTTTGTTCACTTTAAATTTTTACCAGGACTAGGTTTTTATGGTTTTGGTTTAATACATATGATTGGTGGATTATCAAGAACAGCTACGGCTGCATTACGACAACTATTAGACGCAGGCACACTATCTAACTTACCTGCAGGATTTAAACAAAGAGGTATTAGAATTAGAGATGATGCACAATCAATTCAACCAGGTGAGTTTAGAGATGTAGACGCGCCAGGTGGTAACATCAAAGATTCTTTTATGATGCTTCCCTTCAAGGAGCCATCACAAACTTTATTACAACTTATGGGCGTCGTAGTACAAGCAGGTCAGAGATTCGCTTCAATAGCAGACTTGCAGGTAGGTGAGGGTAATCAACAAGCAGCTGTGGGTACGACCGTAGCATTGCTAGAAAGAGGAAGCAGAACAATGTCTGCTATTCACAAAAGAATTTACGCAGCCTTAAAAAAAGAATTTAAATTAATGGCAAGAGTTTTTAAATTATATCTACCTAACGAATATCCCTACGATGTTGTTGGTGGTCAAAGAATGATTAAACAAACAGACTTTGACGACAGAGTAGATATATTGCCGGTTGCAGATCCAAACATATTTTCTCAGACACAGCGTATTTCCCTCGCACAGTCGGAACTGCAGCTGGCAACATCCAACCCACAAATACATAATTTATACGAAGCGTATAGAAATATGTATGAGGCTTTGGGAGTAAAAGATGTAGACAAACTTTTAAAACGACCACCAATTCCCACACCGAAGGACCCAGCGTTAGAACACATTGATGCTCTCGCTGGGAAACCATTCCAAGCTTTCCCTGGTCAAGATCACAGAGCGCACATAACTTCGCATTTAAATTTTATGGCAACGAATATGGCAAGAAATAATCCAATTGTAATGGCTGCGTTAGAGAAAAATTGTTTTGAACATATTTCTTTAATGGCTCAAGAACAAGTTGAGATAGAATTTAGAGAAGAGATGCAACAACTTATGACGATGAGACAAAATCCTCAAGCTGCAATGAACCCACAAATGCAAATGCAAGCAAAAATGACTGCAGAAAAAATTGAAGCAAGAAAAGCTCAGTTGATTGCTGATATGATGGGTGAATTTACAATGGAAGAAAAGAAAATTACTTCTCAATTTGATAATGATCCTATTGCAAAACTAAGAGCAAGAGAACTAGACCTACAAGCACAGGAAAATCAAAGAAAACGTAAGGAAGGTGAAGACAGATTGAACCTTGATAAGATGAGAGCAATGATGAATCAAGAAAATCAAGATGAAAAACTTGATCAAAACGAAGAATTAGCAAAATTAAGAGCAAATACTTCAATTGAAAAAACAATATTATCAAAAACGTTGCCAAGTGCTAAAGATATGGGCTCTGGAAGCGTAATAATTAAGAAAGAGCAGTAAAATGTCGACAAAAAAGCAAAAAAAGGTTAAAAAAGTAATGAGAGAGTTTAAAAAAGGTAAACTCAACATCGGTGGCAGTGATAAAAAAGTAAAAAATCGTAAACAAGCTATTGCGATCGCACTTTCAGAAGCTGGCATCAAAAAGAAAAGGAGCTAATATGGTAGAAAAAAACAAAAAAGACCTTAACCAAGATATGTTTACGAACAAAGATGGTTATGTTGAAGGTGGGATTGAAATAGAGACAACAAACCCAACTGAGACACAAGAAGCAGAAGTTCAAGGTCAAGGAAATATCTTAGCAGAGAAAAAAAGAAAAGCTAAGTGGTACTAATTTATGGCGTGGTTTAGTTTAGCGAAGATAGCGCTACAAGCAGGTAGCAAAATTTACTCTAACAGACAAAAAACCAAAATGGCTATGTCTGACGCTCAACTTATGCACGCAGAAAAGATGGCCCGGGGTGAAGAAGCTTACCAAGGCAAGCTTCTTGAAGCGAGACAATCGGACTGGAAAGACGAATTTGTGTTGATAATTTTGTCGGCTCCGATTATAGTATTGGCTTGGGCAGTTCTATCGGACGACCCAACTGCAATGGATAAGGTGAGATTATTCTTTGAATATTTTTCTACCCTTCCGAGCTGGTTCACGAATTTATGGATCCTTGTCGTGGCGAGCATTTTTGGTATTAAGGGGACACAAATATTTAGGAACGGAGGAAAAAAATAATGGCAAATAGACTATACAACAAACAAGTTTCACCAAAAGGATATATGAAAGGTGGACGTGTTAAAAAAATGGGCGGCGGAATGATGAAGAAAAGAACTATGTTAAAAGCTGGTTCAAATGGAAAAGTTCCAAATAAATTAAAAGGCTTTTCTAAATTACCTGAAAAAGTCCAAATGAAAATAAATAAAAAATTAGCGAAGAAGGTATAATGGGTAAAGGTTTATACGCAAACATTCACGCTAAAAGAAAACGTGGTGGTAAGATGCGAAAAAAAGGTGCAAAAGGTGCACCAACAGCAGCTAACTTTAAACGTGCAAAACAAACAGCGAGGTCTTAATGACAAAACTATGTCCTAGAGGTAAAGCAGCAGCGAAAAGAAAATTCGCCGTGTACCCAAGCGCATATGCAAATGCCTACGCATCTAAAATATGTGCAGGTAAAATTAAAGATCCTTCAGGTGTAAAGAGAAAAGACTTCAGAGGTAAAAAAGCTGAAGGTGGTTTAATGGAGGCTACTGAAAGATTAAGAAGACAAGGTCTTAGAGGCGGTGGCATCTGTAAAAAAGGAATGAATAAAAAAATTCTTAGAAAATAAAATGGCTAAAAATGGTCTTGATAAATGGTTCAAACAAAAATGGGTAGATATTGGAAGCAAGCGAAAAGATGGTTCCTTTGCAAAGTGTGGCCGTTCAAAACAAAAGAAGGACGCGAAGAGGAAGTATCCAAAATGCGTGCCTCTAGCGAAAGCGAGACGAATGTCAGAGGGTCAGAGAAGATCTGCCGTTGTCAGGAAACGGGCAGCTGCCAATGTGGGACCTAAACCAACTAACGTAAAAACATTTGCAAGAAAGAAAGCAGCTGCTGGTGGTATGCAAAAATACATAGGCAGAAGTATTAGAGGTGAGTATGGTGGTGTTAATTTATCAAATCCATCTTACGTAAAATACTACAAAGGTATGCTGGACTAATGAGAAACGATTATCAAGTTAGAGAAAAACTAGCAAAAGGCAGTATGCCAGCTAGAAATAAAAAGAACTTTAGACCTACAAAGTCTGGAGCAGGTATGACTCGAGCCGGGGTCAAAGCCTATAGAAGATTAAATCCCGGTTCAAAACTAAAAACAGCCGTGACCGGTAAAGTGAAAAAAGGGTCAAAAGCTGCCAAACGTAGAAAATCATTCTGCGCAAGATCACTAGGACAAATGAAAAAATTCCCTAAAGCAGCAAAAGATCCAAACTCACGTCTACGTCAGGCTAGAAGGAGATGGAAATGTTAAAGAAAAAAAGAACTATTAAAAAAGTTATGAAAGGTTTGAAGAAAGCCTCTAAAACACACGCTGCACAAGCTAAAGCATTAAAGGGAGTTATCAATGGCAAGAAGAGACCCTAAAGTAGGCACAGGTAAAAAACCGAAAGGTTCTGGGAGGAGACTTTACACTGATGAGAATCCTAGAGATACTGTATCAATTAAGTTTGCGACCCCTACAGACGCTCGTAAAACTGTGGCAAAGGTTAAGAATATCAACAAACCATTCGCAAGAAAAATACAAATCCTTACGGTTGGCGAACAAAGAGCGAAAGTTATGGGTAAGAGCCAGGTGGCTAGCATATTTAAAAAAGGTAAAGAAGCAATTAGGAAAGGAAAAAAAACGTGAGCAGAGTAGGAATGATAAACGCACTTCGCGCTAGATACGAAGCAGATATAGCAGAAGCTGATGCGACTATTAACATATATCTTAACAATCCAGTAGCAATTGGAGAACATCCACAACACTTAGAAGAAGTGGATAAGTTATTAGCAAAGATGGCAGATGCTAAAGATAAACTAAAATCATTGGAGGATTTTGACTAATGCAAGATTTAGAAATAATAACTAAGTTACAAAGGACTTTAAAACACCTACATACTAACATAAGTGATGGTATGGTAGCTGGAGGCGTTGACAATATGGAAAAATATAAGTATATGTTGGGACAGGCACACGCCTACCAATATATTTTACAGGAAATCTCTAACCTGCTAAACAAGAAGGAGCGAAAAGATGAGCAAGGAACAATTATCGATCTCGAAAAAAGAGGTCCCAAAGCATAAAAACGCTTTGGAAGAAAAGTATAAAGAACAAAAAGTTGAGTCTGTTGAAGAAGTAAAAAGAATAGATGAAACTAATGTTGGATCAATTAAAGATGAACTGCCTCAACCATCTGGTTGGAGACTTTTAGTTTTACCTTTTACACCAAAAGAAAAAACTAAAGGTGGTATTATCATAGCACAAGAATCTTTAGACAAAGCTAGAATAGCAACTAACTGTGGTTATGTTGTTAAAATGGGACCAATGGCATATGGAGATAAAGAAAA